TGGCTAAAAGAGATGAAAAGAAAGAAAGAGTTGAAGTGATTACAATTGGTTTACGATGGAAAAGCCTCGGTATTTTATCGAGGCTTTTTTTATTAAGTTTGTAAAAACTCAATCGACTATGGCCGTTTCAGATATTAAGATTAAATACACCATCGATACCAGCGATCTGAACAAGGCGCAGCAGGGGTTCGATAATCTGACCAAGGAAGAACAAGATGCTTTGACTGCCCTCAAAAAGTATAATAATGAACTTGATGAAACTGGCAAAAAAGCTAAAAGTGCAACTGATAAGGCTGGAAATGGAATAGGTTCTTTATCTAGTTTAGCTGGGAAAGCAATACCTATAATGGCTGGTGTTTTTGCCATTGATAAAATAATGAATTTTGGTAAAGTAGTTTTAGAAACTACTGCCAAATTCCAGCAGATGCAGAAAGCTATTGACTTTGCCTCTGGTTCGGCTATTAAAGGTGCTGAGAACTTCGCTTTTCTTAAAGACTTAACATCTAGACTTGGACTTGATTTGATGGCTGCAGCCGAAGGATACAAGACTTTCTCGGCATCTTCTAACCTTGCAGGAGTTTCTATTGAAGAAACAAACCGTCAATTTGAAGCGGTATCGAAAGCCGTTGCAACACTTGGACTTTCTTCTGAAGATGCCAAAGGTGTATTTCTAGCCCTTGGTCAAATTATTTCAAAAGGAACTGTGGCTTCTGAAGAGTTGCGTGGCCAGATTGGCGAACGGCTACCCGGTGCGTTTAACATAGCTGCCAAATCAATGGGAGTAACCACCGCAGAACTCGGTAAAATGTTACAGAAAGGGCAGGTAGCATCTAAAGATTTCTTGCCAAAATTCGCAACTGAACTAGAAAAAACCTTTGGCTCAAAAGCTGCTGAAAATGTTAATACTTTAACTGGTGCGCAGAATAAGTTCAACTCGGCCATTGATGGTTTAATTCTGGCAGTTGGTACTAAGTTAGAGCCATTCCTAAAGGGCGCTTTTAATTTGGCTGGTGGAATTGCAACTCAATTAGCTAAAGCAGGGGAAAAAGCCAAAGTTCAATCAACCGAAACAGCTGGAGCTATTAGGGCGCAGAATGATATAATGGCTGAGATGGTCAAGTTGGGTGGTCAAGTTAATGTACGCAATAATGAAAGGATAAAGCAAAATATTGCCATCAATTTACTTCTTGGAATGGAGGACAAAATAGGTGCGCAAAGATTAGCAGTTCAAAACGCAATAAATGCAGCACACGGTAAAACTGGTACTACTGCCAGTTCAAATCTAAAGAAAGCAGAACGAGAATTAGAAGTGCTAATATTAGAAGAAAAAGAACTGACTAAACTAGCAGGAGGTTATGAGGCTATTCAGAAAATTATTCCAGTTAAAACTGAAAAAGAATTAAAAGCTGAATACGATGCAGCAGTTAAATTATTAGATACTGAAGAAAAGATTGCGAAACTAAAAATGGAAACGCAATACGTAGGTCAGAAAGGCCCAGTAGTTGAATCTGCAATGCTTGGAGTAGCAGAACGATTTGGCAAAGCTAGAGCCGATATAGATGCGAAATATGGAAAGCTGGGAGTTGATAAGGCAATTGAAAACCTAGGCATCCAGAAAGCAGAGAATGCAAAGACAAACGCTGAATTGATAGAGTCAAATCGTAAGACCTATATGGAAGGTATTACCCTTGCACAAATGACTGCCGATGAAAAAGAGGCATACGAAAAAGATGCAGCAGAAAGGCGCAAGAATCTTAGAAAAGTTGAAGTTGAAGACACTAAGAAATCTGAACAAGATATGCTTGATGAAATCAAACGAATTGAGGAAGAAAAAAGACTAATAAAAGAAAAAACCATTGAACTAGGTGCGCAATTGGTTCAAGGTTCATTTGATTTATATCAAGCAAACCTAGATCAAGAATTGGCAGCCTCAAACGCACGATTTAGTGAAGAAGCACGGCTCGCTGGGGATAATAAACAGAAGCTGACCGAGATTGAAGAAAAGCGAGCAGCAAAGGAAAAGGAAATCCGAATCGCTAAATTTAAGGCCGAACAAGCCGCAGCCGTAGCTGCCGTTATATTCAAGACCGTTCCATATATAGCTGAATACTTTGCCTCTGGATTCCTTGCTCCACTTGCAGCACTTGGACTAGCCCAACAAGCAGTACAAATTGCCTTTATTATGGCTCAGCCAGTTCCAGAATACGCAGAGGGTACGAAAGGCAAAAAGCACAAAGGAGGCAAAGCCATCGTAGGTGAACGAGGCACGGAACGAGTAGTTACCGAATCTGGAAAAGTCTACTACACACCACCGACCGCAACTCTGTTAGACCTACCTACTGGCTCGCAAGTAATACCGAACAATATGCTAGGCAAGGAAGAACTATTTATGGCTTCTAATTATGCGAATCGTGGGCCTAAGAACGGTGGTTCGACCATCTCTGGTCAGCTAAGCGAACTGGGAACTATTCTGAAAGGGCTTCCGATTCATCAAATCCAGATGGATGAGCAAGGATTCCAGAAGTTTATACGCACTGAAAAGCGAACAACTAAAATACTCAATAATAGATTTCCATCTAAGAATTAAAGTTTGACAATTTTCTTGGTTTAATTTTGGAAAAGCCCTCGAATATTTTGAGGGTTTTTTTTGTAATATTGCGATATGGCAGGTTGGAGATTTTACTTGAATGAAATAGAAGTCGAAGAACCAATCGGCTGGGATGGTGTCGAGTTCACCGCAAAACGGATGGAATCGCACGGAATGGATCAGCCATTCAGCACCGAATTAACATTCTACGAATTAGGCGCAAGGCTCATAAAGGCCGAGTATGACGCTAGTTTTATCAATGCTAACATAACTCTATTCATCCAGTCCGATGTCATTACCGATGGTGTAGCGTGGTCATACGTGGGTTATATAGACCTTTCGATGTACTCAGAGAAAAACGTATGCGATACTGACTCTTGGGAAATTACAGTTGGTATTCTTGAAGACAATTTCCGTGAGAAATTCAAGGCTAGAATGGATGTCGAAGTTGATTTGCTAAGCATTAAAGACCTTGACCAGAATGCCATTGACCCGATATCATTGCACGAAACTCGGCTGCATTGCCAAGAGTTGTTTTTGGCTGCTGATGGTGCAAGTCTATCTCCAACGGTAACCAATATATTATACATTTATAGTAATGGATGGATTCAACCAGATTTTTGCAGAATATTACCACTTTACTGGAATAATTCAGATTTTAAAGGAGTATTTGGTAATACATTCGATCCAACTGGATTAAATTGGACTGACACAAATGCTTTTTTAAAAAACAATTCAGATTTTACAAGGACTTTCCAATATAATTTAGCTGCAATAGGTGCGTATGGATGGTCGGTAGTTTATTCAGAAGAAGAAACTGCCTCTATTGCATTATCAGTTCAAGTATTTAATTCAGCTAATGCTCAAACACAAAGAGAGTATTTATGGGATAGTCTAGTATTTAATAATGCAGATGGCACATTATATTACGATTTTACAATTCCAAACCAAACTTTAGTATTAGAACCGGGTGATCGTGCTTTAGTATTTTTTCAATGGGGAGGTTTAGGAAATATTGTACCGGGAGATACTGTGACTGAAAACTATTCAATAAACCTTGGTATTACTTCTTGTTGTATGAATATAACAGAATTAAATTCATCTGCTGATGCTTCACTAGCCAAAGGTTTACTTGTTAAGGATTATCTTGATAGACTGACTTATATTTTAACTGGCCAGCAGAACGCAATTATATCAGATTATTTTGAACCAGAAACTGGATGCGAGTGGGCTAATATGCTGACTACTGGATTATATATTCGTAATGCTTCGACTATTGATTCGCTTGTTAATGGATGTGGAATTACAGATGAAGGTGATTTATTTTATTCCATAAAAACCACTTTTAAAAAGACATTCGAAGATCTCAGTAAAATATTCTGCCTTGGCTGGCAGTATGAGCAGCAAGAAGACTTATCGTGGAAGATTCGCATTGAGCCAGTCGATTATTTCTACCAGATGAACCTAATGGCTTCCTTTGAGAATGTCGGAGAAATACGGCAGTATGCGCTGACCGATAAGCTAGTAAATAATATAACACTTGGGTATTCCGATAAATGGAAAAATATAGCCGTTTCTGGGATATTTGAAATCCATACTGAACGCAATTACTTTGTCAAAAACAAGGCAATGAGCCGAGGTAGCAGCTCGAAGTTAGATTTGAAGTCTGATATTATTGCCTCTGGTTATGCCATAGAGTTCAGTAGGCGGTTACAGTTCCTGCGTGATGATTCTGGCTCTTCTGATAGGCCAAACGATTATGAAACCTTTATAATCGCATTGAACTCTGAAGAATTAACCTTTGATGTAACAAACTCTGGATATCAGCTACCAGAGGAAACTGGAGTCAAGACATTCGCACCAGCGCAGGTCAGTTACGGCAGCAACTTTATAACCGTAAGCAATGCGCCAATCAGCAGGATATATAATATACCATTGACACCAATGCGCAACGCTATACGCTGGTGGAAGATGCTAGGAATGCATACTTTTGGATTATCTGCAACCGATGCAAAACTATTTTTTCAAGTGGGAGAATACTATACAACTTATTCGAGTGAAATAATCTCTTCCTGCTTGGAAGAAATCCAAGGCGAAGTATTGGCCGAAAATATGGACATTTCTAAAGATGTTCTCCAGCCAGCCTATCAAGAATATTTATTCAAGCCAATCGGTTTAGAGTTTTCATACCCGCAGACTTTATGCGGTTTTATTACGATGGGCGACCCCGGTAATGGTTGCGTTTCCGTTTCATCTGGCAGTTTCAATTCTTACGGATTCATTCAAGAATCAGCTAATAAACCAGAAGATAATTCTGGAGGTACTACCAATTTCACATTATACCTATCGAATAGAGCCTTACCTACTGGCCGACCTTATTCTGATGGGTACTCAGATGGCTTCGAATAATAACAATGGCAAATCTTAATAAATCGGCCCTATCATCGGCTTCCAGTTCCACGTTCACAGATAATACTTCTGGACTGATTACACCAGCGTTACATCGCACGTATAACACCAACACGATTGATTCATTCTTGACTTCTAAGGATGCCAGCGAATTGGAGGCAGTTATTCTTGAAAGTAAATCAAGCGATAAGGCATCTGCTTCAACGGTTGATTTATCAACGGCTGATGGAAATCTAATTCATATAACTGGAGGAACTACTATTCTGGGTTTTGGAACCGTTCAAGCTGGCGCAAGATTCGTTCTAGTATTTGATTCCATCTTAATACTGACCTACAATGCGACTAGTTTAATCCTGCCAACATCAGCCAGCATTACAACGGCAGCAGGAGATACGGCCTTTATGGTTTCAGAAGGATCTGGCAACTGGCGATGTGTTGCATATCAACGAGCAGATGGTACTGCGCTGGTCGGTGGTGGCGGTGGAAGCGGAACTGTAACTTCTGTTGCATTAACTATGCCATCAGCATTTAGTGTTGCAAACAGTCCAGTAACTACCAGCGGATCATTAGATGTAACGGCAATTGGAACGGCATCGCAATACATTCGGGGTGATGGTGTTTTGACTAATTTTCCAACATCAAGTGGTGGAGGTTCAAGTCTTAATTATTATCTGAATGGTTCAGTTGATCAAGGTACATTGGGCGGTGTGGCATTCAAAGAAATGAATAGCATACCAGTTATTGGAGCAGGAACAGATTTTACAATTAATGCAGATGGTTATATTCAATCATTCATAACTGATGCAGGCGTTCCAAATCAAATAGCTATTCCTGCTGGAAATTGGAACTTCGAGATGTATTTCAGCGCAAGTAGCGGTGGAGGTAGTCCATCATTTTATATTGAATTATACAAACTAAGTGGAGGTACATTAACATTGATTGCTTCCAATTCTACAACTCCAGAAGGCATTACTAATGGAACTGCTATCGACCTTTACATAACTGCGGTTGCAGTTCCAAGTACAGTTCTTCTTACAACTGATAGACTTGCTATAAGAGTTTTTGTAAACCATAGCAGCAAGACAATCACACTACATACAGAAGATAATCACCTATGTCAAGTTATTACTACATTTTCAACTGGATTAAATGCACTCAATGGATTAACGGAACAAGTCCAATACTTTGCAAGAGGATTCGATTCTGTATCTGGCGATTGGTTCATTGATTCAATTGGCGATACTCACGTATTTAATATTCCGTCAGCAACTACACTTACTAGAGGATTACTAACCGCAGCAGATTGGGTTACATTTGATTCAAAGTACGATAATCCACTTGGAACAACATCGCAATACATTCGAGGCGATGGTACATTTGCTTCCTTGCCTGCGGTAATCCAAGCCGCTGCATCAGATGAAGTAACGGCATTGACAACTGGAGTTGGAAAGGTTACATTCAGAATGCCATACGCAATGACCTTGACTGGAATAAGGGCATCATTGACAACGGCACAAGCATCTGGCAGCTTATTGACCGTTGATGTAAACCAGAATGGAACTTCAATTCTTTCTACAAAACTAACTTTTGACAATACAGAAAAAACAACAACAATAGCTATAACCGCACCAGTCATATCAACATCTGCGCTGACTGATGATGCGGAAATCACAGTTGATATTGACCAGATTGGAACTTCTGGTGCTGCTGGGTTGAAAATCACATTAATTGGAACAAGATCGTGATAATTAATCCATACGCATTTGGAATTGCTTACGATGCCGATGCGCAAGCATTTATAACAGCAGCTGCAATAACCGATTTAACCCAGCGAACTGCGATTAATAACTTAGTGATTGGGTTGAAGTCTGCATCAATATGGACTAAAATGAGTGCCATATATCCAATGGTAGGGGGTACGGCAACTAGTCACGTTTATAATCTTAAAAACCCCCTAAATACAGATGGAGCATTTAGGTTATTCTTTTCTGGTGGATGGGTACATTCAGCTAATGGGGCGCAACCAAATGGGCTTAATACATACGCTAGGACATATTTCAACCCTGCAACCCACGCGGCTACAAATAGAATGGCTATGGGCATTTATTCAAGAACCCAAGATTTGACAATTAATAAGGCTTGGGGTTGCTTAATCGCAGCAACTAATTTATTTGCGTCACATAGTTTCAACGGTGCCAATTTTGTCATTGGAAACGTAGCTGCAAATTTAATTTATCCACCAGATCCAACTACTAGATTCCATTTGGGCAGAAGAACATCTACTACATTTATGGAAGCCTATCGGAATGGTGTTAGTGTAGGTACTAATACAACGGCAATAACGGCCCTACCTTCGCTTGAAATGTATCTGGGTGCAAGAAATCAAAGTGGGGCAGCGGGAACATTTACGACCCAACAAATAGCATTCGCATTTATGGCAGGCCTTGCAGCCCTTACCGATTCCGATGCTATTGCATTGACAACTTTAGTTAATAGCTTTCAATTAACATTAGGTCGCAACGTATAATGATACAAGTCTATTTATTAACACCAGAAGAAGCTACTTCATTGCAAGGTGTAGCATTCATTCCAGACTGCTACTTCAACCCGATTCAAGACATCAACGATGATTGGATAATTTCGCAAGAAGAAGTAGATCAATGCTCAATTGATTGGGTGAAAGAATTACCTTTGATTGATTACATTCCTAAACCAGATCCAGAATTATAATGAGTACAAATCCTTTTTACCGATTCGAACAATCCAACTGGAACGCTGGATTCGAACCAGCATTTACTCCGACCGTAGATGCCTTGTATGGGTTTGTAACTGATATTCCAAGTGGATTTGGTGTAGGCGCATCACTTGGTTTTGCATTGCAATTAATCCAGAATTTCATTGATGAAAGGAATGCAGCACCATACCATTACAACTTCGTATTGGTTCCATCATATCCGATTCCATTGCCTCCAGTTGGTTCTGGTACTCAGACTTGGCAGTATTACATCACTGACCTGCAACTAATCGCAGTTAATCCAGCGCAAAAGTATGTAATGGATATAGTTACTACGGATGGAATTATTGATTCCTTAACCGTAACGGCAAACACAGATACCAGCTATCCATACGATTATTCGCTGCCATTATTTTCAACAGAAATAGCAGCATATCGAGCCTTGGAAATTGCTCACATAAATGGTGCTTCATTCTTTCCGCAAGAGTATCAATATAATTCAACAACTGGAATAGCTACATCTAGTGTTGCTAGATTGCAGGATTGCAAATTCAATGAAGCGAGTGGATTTGGTGAACGCTATCCGCTAATTACGGCACCAGTTTCGCCTTATTGGAGTATGTCAGTTTCTGCAATGTCTGCCGATGAAAAGTATATGATTTTATTGATGAACAAAATCATAGAATTTGGCCTTAACAATACGAAAACTGCAATAGACATTAATTCATATATTATTTATTTGATTTTGCCAGATGGATGGGCAGTTTTAGGAGGTTATGATTTAACTGGATACCCAAGAGTTCAGTACACATTTTTTAATAATGCAACCAAAGAATCATTCGGAATAGTTGGAAGATTCGATGTTGAATGGCAATGGCAGAGATTTTTTAATAGATGGACTAGCTTAACAGTTGGTCAATTGGCTATTATGGAGGCTACATTACCTACAACACAACTACCTTATTCGCCAACATTTGGGAAAAGTTATTCAAATGACCCAGAAAATATATGGTACGATTATGAGCAGATTTGCTTTGTCGATGCCTGCGCTATCCCAGTTGAATACTATGCAATGCCAGCCAAGACAGCTGACCAATTTCAGTTCAATGTAATTCCATCAATCACTAATACAACTGGAATATTTAACGCTAAAATTGGTTTATTCGATTGCCAAGAAAATTTCATTCAAGAAATTGGAGAAGCAAAAAGACCGCCTAATTTAATATTTACTTTTGATTTTCCTAGTTCCTTTATCGTTCCTTGTGATTCAATTACAAGAGCAGCATTATTTGAAGACACAATTGCTTATAGTTCAATATTACCTAGCTATACGCAAGTATGTAATACATCTGGAGGAATTGTACTAGATTGGTTAAATAATTTTGTGGATGATCTTACCATAGGATTCGCTAGTTATATTATTATAAGCGGAGGGTATCGATTAACTTGGACAATTACTAATTGGGATCAAAATTTTATACCATTAGCCTCATTAGGTTATATAACCACTTTTGGCCCAATAACCACTTGGCATAATTGTTATGAAGGGTCACTTTGTAATCTTCCAACGCAATTGCAAGCATCAATGGACATACCATCGGTTGCAACTGGTGAGTACAAACTGGGATTATACAATCAATCAGAAACGGCACTTGAAATATATTCTACTTCAAATCCGATTAGGATTGATAATTCCGATTGCTTCTCGACAATCATTGAGTTTTACGGCAACCCTTCATCAATAGCGCAGGGCTTCGAATACTATGACGATTGGAGGCAGCGCATCCGAGTAGGTCTTAATGGCGGAGGTGCAAAACCAAGAATTAACGAGGCCACTTATCGGCAGTCAAATGGGGTTTATAAAAGACCGCAGAATAAACAAGATTTAACACTAGATTTGCATACAGATTTTTTTGATGAACCGACCCAGTTTGCGATGACCGATGCCACCCGACATCCATTCCTAGTCTGGAACGACAAAAATGTCTTCGTTGAAGGAGATATTGAGGTTGCCACCATTCAAGATTTCACAACGCAGAGCAGTTTTGAGGATTTGGCTCAGATGAAATTCTCGGTACTTGTTCAAGGCTTCCAGCCGAAAAATAACAGTTGTATAAATTGTTAATAAAAAAATACTATGTCTATTTACTCTTTCACTTGCCCCGATATTGGTTGTTATACCAATTATCAGTGCGATCCAGAGTTTCAGAATAAGATTATTGCAGTGGCATACGTGAAAAAAGCATTCGCTTTAACACCGACTGAAAAATCTACTCCAGAACTTTGGTCTGCTGCTTTGCTTAGTCGTTATTCGGCTGGTCAAGGTTATATTGTTTTCAATACTTCTGGCGAGAAGCCAAAACCAGATACTGCGACAACTACTGGCCGAGGTATGCAGAACACTAAAGCACTTGCCAAGACCCATACAGTTAATTACGTTGATATGCAAGGTGTGGTTGATACGAATGTCCAATTTTATAACGACATTTTAGCAACCTCTCAGAACTTTGATTTCTACTATTTCACTCCTAGTAGAATCTGGGATGCCTCTGGTAAGTATGTTACTGTTATAGGTGATCCAGTTATCTCTGCTGATTTGAATACCTATCAGCAAGCCGAGGTTGCAGTTACTTGGGTAAGTAAGACTAACCCACTTCCGTTTGAATTTGATACTAATACATTTCTAACCTATGCTGGCGTAGTCGGCTGTTAATATTTAACAAATGTCATTATACTCATTTACCTGCCCAGACATCGGATGTTATACTAACTTCCAATGCGATCCAGAGTTTCAGAATAAGATTGTTGCAGTTGCTTACGTTAAGAAGTCTGCATCAGCTTATATTAATAAAACTACTGCTGAATTATGGAGAACCTCTTTATTAGAGGCTTATCTTGCTGATAATGCTTTCATCGTGTTTAACACTTCTGGTGAAAAACCAAAGCCAGATACCGCTACTACAACTGGTAGAGGAATGCAGAATACGAAGGCATTAGCTAAGACTCACACCGTTAATTATACCGATATGCAAGGTGTAGTTCTTGGAAATGTTGAGTTTTACAATGATATTCTGGCTTCATCTCAGAATTACGATTTCTATTTCTTTACTCCTTCTCGAATATGGGATGCGTCTGGGAACTATGTAACCGTAATTGGAGATCCAGTTATATCTGCTGACCTTAATACATACCAACAAGCTGAAGTTTCAGTTACTTGGATTGCTAAGGTTAATCCATTGCCTTACGAGTTCGATACTGATTCTTTCTTAGAAGGTCTTTATTTTGAAATTACTCCAGATGATGGAACTGCTTGTGTTGTTGTTAATAATTTAGATGTAGATGTACTTGCACCATTTACTGCTGCATTAAACATTACTGGTCTTGATTTATTGATGGGAGATCCAATTTGGTCAGTTGAGAATATTAGCAACCCAATATTATTTATTGATATTGTAACTCCTACTGGACTTACAACTACTTTATCGTTGAATGCACCATCTGGAACTGGAACTGTTACATTCGATGTAATTGCTCAGACTGCCTCTGGTTGCATCCTAGGTACTTATACTCATTGTGCTACTGTTATTTGAGACTAATTAAATGGAAGAGTTAATCGGGATACTATTAGACTATTTGCTGGATGAAGAAATCCGCAATGGGAAATGTGAATACATTAAAGAGGCTCGTGAAAAAGCCGAGGTACTGGAATATCATTTCGATAATGAGTATCCCGAGGAACTCTTAAAGGTTCAGCATCCATCAGAAGAACTATGGATGCGTGAATATAGGAAACGCAGATGGCAAAGCCCATCAAAGGTCTTCACTGGCCGAGTTTACCAGTTCTTACAAAAAATCCAGCAGGCTGATGACTTTAAAATCCGTTGGGAGTCTGACTATAAAAAAACTGGTATCGCTGAAAAGGTAGGCAACCAAGTTAATACGCTGGAATACTACGTTAAGAATCTGATGCCATTGGTTCCAGATTTGGAAACGTGGACATTTAACGTATTCTTGAAGATGTACCTACAAGATGCCAACGCTATCGTAGCAATCTTACCAAGAATATCAGAGTTCATAAAGAATCCAGACCAAGTAACCGAACTTGACTTCACAAAGCCTTACCCGCAGATATTCACTTCTGAGGATTTGATTTATGAAGGTGAAAACTGGGTGCTGGTTGAAGTTGAAGAATGGAAGGACCAAAATAAAGTTGAGTGGCAGCAATTCCTTGCCATAACCACCGAAGGACTTGTTTTATTTCGCCAGATAGGGCCCTACAAAGATGCCAACCCATTTAAAGTATTTTTTATACCGTTTCAGTTTCAGCATCTGCCAGTTATTAAGGTCGGTAATGTAATTGATGAAGAAGAAGACGGCCATCTGTTATACGATTCAGTTCTTGAGCCTTGCTTGCCAGCTTGGAATGAGGTTCTGTATCGGACTGATGATTTGAATGTCTTATATGCCGTTCACGCATTGCCTCAGAAGTGGGCATTAAGATTAAGCCCTTGCAAGACCTGCAATGGTACTGGAGAACGTAGCAATAGCAAAAATGAGAAAGTAGGTTGTGGCGAGTGTAAAGGCTCTGGTAGGGCTTCTACCAGTCCATTTGGCTTAATGGAGGTAAACATTGACCGAATCTCTGCAATCAATCCTACACCGCTTGTACCACCGATTCCGCCTGCTGGATATATTGAACGGCCAACGGATGCCGTTAAGTTGTTTCAAGAGGATATAGTTTACAAAGAATTTCAAGGTTTTAAGGCAATCGGTCTGGAGATACTTGGCCAGATACCAGCTAACCAATCTGGGATTGCTAAAGAATTTGACCGCAAAGAGTTAAATACTTTCTGCTATTCAGTCTGCGTACATCTGGCTGCCGTGTATCGGTTGGCTTCTTATCATATACTTTACCAGCGTTACAATTCACTTTTTGCCTCGGCTTTATTGACTGAAGAAAAAGTCCAGAATGCACTCCCATCGATTACCGTTCCAACTGATTTCGATGTATTGACCTCTGAAATCATTGGCGATATGCTGGCTAAGGCTAGGGCTTCTAACTTTAGCCCAATAATCATTAACGGCATCGAAATGGATTACGTTGAGAAGCTATATGGCGAGAACTCACCGCAGAAAATCTACCTTAAACTGGTAGCTGCACTGGATCCATTGCCTTACAAGACCATTGATGAAAAAACGGTCTTGTTAAGTTCCAACGGCTGCGCAAAGGTTGATTATGTCCTTTCGGCTAACCTTTCATCTTTCATTATGATACTTTCAGAATCAGACCCGATGTGGTTCAAGAAGGATTTAACTCAACAAAGGGCCGATGTGATGCAGATGGCGGTTGAAAAAACTGCTCAAATTAACGCTAGCATTGTTCCAATAATGCCAGCAGGTTTATAAGAATAACTCTGGATCAATAGATAGATGCCTTTCAGTCAATAGTGGAGTCACCATTGGCAGGAAGGCATTTTCTTGCGTTTTAGAGCCACCATTACAATCGAACTTGGTTGTAGTGGTTTTTACTTCATAATTTAAAAGCTGATCGCCAAATTCATCTGTAACCTTCCAGATTAATAACAGTTCATCTTGAAGTAAGTAGCTAATCACGAAAAATGGACATCCGAAAACCTTAGAATAGATTTTGTTTTTGTTCATTTTGGCATTACAGATTAATAAGCCTCCGTTTCTGGAAAGATATTCTAATGTAACTGGTGTGCTTCCTGCAAGTTCTCGGCATTTGATTTCTCCAATCCCACAAAGAATATTTCCCTTATCTGATGGCTTGCTGAGTAAAATGTCAAATGGTGCTGCCTCGCTACCAGTTTCCATAACTCCGAACCCTTTTGAGATAAAGTACCTCTGAATTGCTCTCTGGTATTTAATGAACTTATTTTTTCTTGGTGTATTTGAGGATGAAAACATAATTTTTAGATTTACTTGAAATCTACGAATTTATTTGAAATGCGAAAAATGCGTTACTTTTGGGAATGCCATCAGAAAAGGAACTCAAAGTCATTCGCAAAATTCAAGACCTGCAAACTTCAATGGAGGCAGGAATGGACAAGGCTCTGCCGAAAGTATTCAGCGAACTATCCAATAAGGTCATTGATATAACGAACCAGCTAAGTCTTGACCCTAAAGACCGGGTTAAGACCTTGCGTGAAATGATAAAGCTAAAGCAAGAAATTGCTGATACCATCGTAAACAATCCAACCTATCAAAAGGAAGTTGCCAAGATTACGGATGGATTTAACGAACTGGCTGACCTTTCAAACGAATATATAGGATTGATACTCGATTCGCCATTCGTGCCAAAGAAAGCGTTGTATGAGGCTTTGCTGGCTGCGAATATTGATGTAACTACTTCCAACCTGCTAGGTGCTGGCATTCGGGATAATTTCGGCAATGCGATTACAGAAGTCTTAAAGGCCAATGTATCTGGAGTAGGTAGCCGAACAGAACTCCAGAAGACACTAGCCAAGTTTATTAAAGGCACTCCAGAGGAATTGCCATTTCTTCAGCGATACATTAAGCAGGCTACCAATGATGCCGTGATGGGCTTCAATCGTGAGTACATCCAGACTATATCTGATGATCTTGGATTCAATTATTACAGATACCAAGGCACTGTCATTGAAGATTCAAGACCGTTCTGCAAGGCTCGAACTGGCAGAGTATATACCAAAGAAGAAGTCCAGAAATGGGCATCGCTTGGTAACTGGGATGGCCGTATGGCTGGCACTAACTCTGTAACAATCTTTACAAATGCTGGTGGTTATAACTGCCGACATACGATTTTTCCGATTACTGATGCTGCGTATGAGGTAGCAAAAAAAGAAGGCAGGGCTGGAATGCGCTAATAATTAGGAGAGTTGATATTTTACTTTGATTCTTTTTTAAAAAATTAAAGCCAAAGTAATAATATATTAAAATTTAAAGAATTTTTCCCTTATAAATTCGCTTATTTCTTACCTCGAAATCGCTGCCATTAGAATCGAGATCAATGACGGCAAATCCGTGATTCCAGTTATTGATGGGTGCATAGGCTGGATGCAGTTCACATAGGCAACCAGTAGACCAAGTTGTCATAACTTTGCCATTAATATCTACTTGAGAATGCTCGCTGGACTGATGATTGTGTCCTTGTATCGCACTTGCCTTGGCTCGAAGTGCTAATCCTCTGGCAACATTGACTGGAGAGAAAAATCCTTGACTGAATTCGTGGCCGTGAATAATATTCAGATTATTTGCGTGAATTATTCTCTTATCTCCAATTATCTGGATGCCTTCAGACCTTGCTCTGATTATATTGTCCAAAACAAATTCATCCATTCCTATCAGTTCTCCAGCTTTCTGTTGCAAGAAGTGGTCATATCGTTCTTCGTGATTTCCGTGTTTGAAAATTATTTGGCAGTCAAATTCTTTTTTTAATACGTCAAAAAATAGCTTTAGCGTATTAATCTCGTGAGCAAAGTTTCGCTTTTTAGGATCTTTCCCAAATCGGCTCATCTGGTAGCAATCAAGAGTATCGCCATTAAGTAGAACAAGGTCTGGTTTTTCTTTCTTACAATACTGTATTGCGATGCTCAGCGCATCAATATTATGATATGGCAGATGTATGTCTGAAAATAATGCGATGCGTCTGAAGCCCTGCAAAACGAATGGCTCATAAGATGATTCATCCGATTGTGGTAATTTATATGGGTTATAAGACCGAGCCTCCTCCATAATAAATTCCGAACTTTTTAACTTCATTTTGTTTTTTACTCCAGATTTCCCTTCAATATATCGAAGTCTTTGTCTGGCATCTTCTAGGTTTTTAAATAGTATATTATTTTCACTGAACATTATTCTGGCCAGCTTTAATGTCGGCATTTCAGAACCATATTTTTTGCGATATTCTTTTGCTATATCAGCTTTTGAAAATTGCTCCATATTCAACTTAAAGTCAAATATTAATTGAGATATAGGCAAAAAAAAACAGACTCTTAATAAGTCTGTAATTTTTTATATTAAAATCTATTAAAAGGTATTAATATGATTTGCCGTGATACTTTTCTCTGGTTGTATTGTATATAACCTTTTCGTTAATATGGTATTCCAAATCAATTCCTAATCCTGCTGCCATATCCAGAAGGCGAATGACTGCATCAGCCAATTCATCTTCGAATGTATCCTTGATGGTTGATTTGAAATCACCAGTTTCAGCAAATTTCAACCAAATTTCTTCGGTTGTAAATTTACCTTTCCGATGAGATTCCATTGCTTCGCCAAGTTCCGATACCACCAGCATTAGCATTTCACCCACGTTCCTTTCCTTATCCCAGAAACCTTTAGCCTTGTTATTCTGAAATATTATCTGTGCTGATTCATTAAGGCCAGCTACCAATTCAATTTTTTTCATCTTTTTTGTTTATAAAATCGTGACCGAATCAACTGCTATTCTACCGTAGGATAGTAAGTCAATTTTGTTTTTGAATCTCTTGTTCATCGTATCTTCTACCTTCCAGCATCCACGCAGATGCTCTGGCTGGTGGATATAGATTTCCGAATGATACGGATACTTTTTCAGCAAATCTCTGGATACTGCCAGAATGCGGATCTGCTTATTCTTTAACTTCTTTAAGTCAATATGGTATCCAGTTGCAGTTTCTAAAGGACTGTCATCGCATTGGCCAGACAATGGCTGGTAATACGTTGCCTTAACTTTTGTGTATGAAGGAGGCATTGGGCAGTGTGTAGCCGTTCTATATGGCTTATGCACCTCAAAGTATATAGTGCAGAGTATAGCGCAGAGTATGAATGCGAAGATATTGCTTTTCATAGTTAATCAAATAAATTTAATTGATAATTGATCTGGTTTTCAGTTTCGTTTTTTTCTAAATCATTTAACCCACACAATCCATTGCAATCAAATAATGGTTGAACTTTGAATCCTTTCATATCATCAATGCATTTCAAATGTGGATAATTTGGATGCTTTTTTAAAAAAACAAGTTCATTTCCATTTTTCTTAGCTTCTTCTGATTGATCCTTCAGCATTGTTTTTGGCAGACCACTTAAATTAGTTAATTCGTGTTCGACTTCAGCCATTGCATTGAATTTATCCGGAAATTCTATTTTCATTTTCTGCCAATATCCAATTCCGCCCTGCACACATCCGGTTTTGAAACAATTATTATTTTCAAAACCATATTGATACATTTTTGGGATTTCAATATTTGCTTCTTCAATAATTTCTATGCATTTTTTTTTATCATACCCATAAAGTAGTAAAGGATAAATTGATTTGGCTTTTGGATGGTTTAATTTCATTGCAATTGCTCTATTAAATTCCTTTTTATCAAATTCAAATCCAAAAATTTGATATTCATATCCAGCAGTTTTTTGCCAATCTTCCCTACATTTTCTTTTTAAAATATTTGAACAAATTGCACCATTTGCCACATTTAAGGACAAGTGTTTTTTCCAAACTTCTTGAATTGAATTATACTTTTCCCCAATTGCAGTAATAATTTCAATTTTTTTACCATACCATTTTTCGCAATCATTTAAAAATCTGTAAGTATCATCATCTTCATTTTTAGTGTCAATCATTATAAATCGACATCTATCAATTCCAAAAATATCAATAGCAATTTTGCAAGATACTGCTGAAGTAACTCCACCAGACCACCAGCATATAATATCATTTTCCATAAAAATAGTTTTACCAGCCAATTGCTGAATAAATATTTTGAAATTGCTCTTTAAATATTGCTTTAATTTCATCAGCAATCCAGCGATGCTCAGCTTGTGTATGTTCATCACATCGGATCTGAAGGTAATGAATCCAGCTACGAATCGATCCTTTCATATACATCGTTGTCTGTGTTGCCAATGGCAGAACCATCCTTGCGCACTCCTTAGCAATACCATTATCTAATAAATCTTGATAGGCTTCAAATGCAATATCTACTGAATACTGTACACATTTGTAAAGAAGCATATCATCTTCTGAACGTGATAAAATATTGCTGCTACTTTGGCGATTACTTTCAGCCTTCAATCGTAATTGAATCTGTTCTGCAACTTCGGCCTTAGAATATCGCTGGCTGAACTCTTGGAAACTGAATGACCTATGGCGCAGGATTTGGGCTGCGATGGCTCTGCTGGTTGTAATCTCGATGGTCATATCAGCCATCTCGAATGGACTCCAGTGCTTGTGTTTGATTAGGTAGGCAATAAGTCTATCTGAGGTTTCAAAGTTCATTTGGTTTTCTGGATTTGAAACTCTAGCCGTATAAACAATCAATTCTTCTGGAGATAGCAGTTTACCATCAGCCGACCCAGTTGTTATAGATATTAATTTAGTCTTCATTTTTCTTTGGTTCAAAGTTGTTAATATATTCAATGAACTGCTCTCGTTCATCTGTATCCATATCGAATAGATCCCAGACCAGTCCAACGATTGAAGAGTTTACGTCATCTTCGTTTTCGGCATTCTCCGTTCCAAGTTGTCGATGTAGTTCCTTTTCGAACTGCTGGCAGTCATTTAGAATGCGATTGAAATACATCTTCATTTCGTTCTTCATAACTCTTCCAGACTTCTGTATGACCTCGGCAGTAATAACCGTCCCTTTCACGAAGCAGCTAAATTTGCTGAAGTCATTCTTTATTGAATTTTGATACTTCATAGCGATTCAATAAATGAGGCTAAAATGATTAGTAAAAACAAGGTAGCGAAAGCCTTAACGGCCATCCAATTTTCATTGGGTAATTTTTCTTGGTAATTCATAATGATTATGCAATAGCATTTAAAATGTCTGACATCTGAAATTCATAACGGTACTTTATTATGATTTGATTGTGTACAATTGTATAATCTCGGTCATCAAGATTATCTAAAACCCAATTGTAATTTGCTGCGGTGTTTTCGATTGTGAAAGTTTTCATTTTGTTTTTTGTTATTGTTTGATGGGTCAAATATAATAGCTTTTATTTTAACTGCAAAATATTAAAGAAAAAAAGATAAAATATTTTTTCACCTCTTCTAAACCAATATAATCAGATTTAAATAAATTCAAAAAAGTATGACAAAAATCATACATCCTATTACCTTTGATTTATGTTGTTACAACACTTTAACATTTCGGAATTTGATAGCCCAGATGTGCCAAACTCTGGCAACAGAATGCAGTCTGCATTCCTTACTGCCTTAGATAAGGCCAGAGGCATTGCTGGAGTTCCTTTCAAAATCAACTCTGGATTCCGAACTGAAGCGCATAATAAGAAAGTAAAAGGTGTTGCTGGTTCAAGTCATACATCTGGCTGGGCAGCAGATATTCATTGCGTAGAACCAAGAGAACGTAAGTTAATCATAGCAGCCTTAATAGCTGCTGGTATCAATCGGATTGGAATCAATAAAACCTTTATCCATTGCGATTCTGACCCGACAAAGGATAAAAATGTAATCTGGCTATATTGATGAACATTAAACACTTCGCAGCTCAAGTTCTTGCCGATGTTCCAGCTTATGCAACCATTGCTTGGCTGAAGTTTGCAACCGTCTTTTCTACACCAGATTTCCCATTCTGGGAGCAGTTCTTATTCGATCACGGCTGGCTAATCCTACTCACGATGCGCCTAGTTAATGCTGGTTACGAATGGCGAAACAATAAAGCTATTGAAGAAGCGCACGAAATAAATCCTAACAAACGGCCTTACCACCGCAAGACTTGGATTGAAAAAACTCTCATAATCCTTAAAAAAATATTCATCAAATGAAATACTTACAAATCGCATTTTTCGTTCTAGTTGCTGGCCTTATCTTATTTTCATTTTTAACCATTTCGGAGATTAAGCAGACAACCGAAAAGCAATATGCTGAAATGGACTCAGCTAATGTTATGCTGACTGGCTATATGATTGAATTGTCTTTGAAAACTGATTCGCTAAAGCATAACGAGCAAATCTTAACTAGATCCATCTTATATCTTGATTCGTGCCAGCAAACGAAAGCAACCAAAGCAGACCGAGCCGAGCGAAGAGGCAGGTTTCTGGGCGGTCTGTTGAAGACAATATTTCCAGCCCTATAAATACCTACACCAAGCGAATGCAAGTCTTTGCATTCATATCGGTAACGGTTATTCTAACTGGATTACTGATTGGTGTATTCGCTTTATATCGGTCTGAAAAAGTTCAATCATCAGATACGATTCTTATGTTTATCTTGGCGCAAGTGCTGGGTGTCTGGGTTGGGCTAACCAATAAGATTTTCCGAATAATGCCAGCACCAGAAAAGCCATCTAATTAGTTATTTTTCTTTTCGTTATATATATGACCTCGTTATGAGTTTTACTTGTAATGAGGTTTTTTTTTTAACTTCGCAAAAAAATAACTATGAACTGCTTAACTGATTTCGTAGGATTAAGAGGTTGCACGGCCACAAATCCGCTTTCTGGACTTTACATTAATGACTTCCCCGGTATGCAAACTGAACTGCTGGAGAAGATCAGCACTCCAGAGCAAGCCAGTTATGTCGGTTTCTGGAACAGTACGCAAGCCGTAGCCTACTCACGAATCAAGCGAGATGTTCAGCAGGCTTTGTTCCAATATGCCGAAGCCAGATTAGACCAAGTCTTATTCCAGACTTCTAAGGCATTCGTGCAGCAATGGCAGCAGATAGTACCACTCCCAGCATCCGAGCAGCTTAGAGGTGTGTTTGTGTCCATTTCTGGCTCGAAGTATCTTGGAATGCGAATCAAGCAAGTATATGTATTCAATGCTGGAGCAGATTCAGTCGAAGATGTGGCCATCAGTATTTTCCAGTGCCAAGATGGTCGGGTTCTTTGGACTGATACTTTTACGATCAACCCCGGTATGAATTACATTCCAGTCAATGAGGTTTTCTTTTCGGACTTCGATAAAATCAATATGATGGTCGGAGTTGATTGCACCGAACTCGATACCTTATCTGGCTCTTTTGTCGATTACGGCTGGAATCAAATGGACATCGAATGCGCTACCAGATTCAGTTATGTATGGAGAAATGGCTGGAATATCTTTCCAGTAACAGCACCGCTAAATTACGGACTTGGAAGCGACTGGAATCAAGATTCAACTCAGTCTGGAGTTTATATAGATGCAGAATTGCTTTGTTCGCTAGATTCATTTATATGCGGTCAGCGTGAGTTCCTTGCTGATGCGTGGGCCAATCTGCTATGTTATCAAACTCTATGGGCCAAGGTAGCCAGTCCAAGGGCCAACTACTTCAGCCAAGGCAATCGAGAGTTCACAGAGAGGGCAATGGCTACATTTCTGGAAGAATACACAACCTCATTATCTATCTGGGCCAGACAGTTAAATCTGCGAGGAGAGGGATTATGCTTTAATTGCGATGATGCCAGCATAATCAGCCAAGGTTTCAGTAGGCCATAAAAAAAAGCCCTCCGAATATCAGAGGGCATTTTTAACACCTAATTTTTACCAATTAATCTATGAGCATTTGAGTTGCTTTAAATCGACCGTTATGGTATCAAGATAGTATCCATATCGGGAAACTTTTACTTTGTTGTTGGGCAGAAATTCCAAAATAACTACTCTGGAATCGTCAGAAATGACTTTACCAGTTCCACGTTCCATAAGTGGTTCAATTGGCTGGCAAATCTGGTAGAGTTTCATTTTAACAAATATTCGAAAAATCTGAATATTATCAAAGAAATTAACACGGTTACAATTAGGGCCGAAATTATCATCGTAATTTTATCGGCCCAGTATTTTCTAGTGCGTTTCATCTGGTGCAATTAAATATAGATCATCAATCAAAGTTAATAAAGTTCCAGCACGAAAAACACTAACTTTTTTTCCGTTAAATCCTATCAGTAATTTATTAAAATAATCTTCTGAATCAATCTGATAAGTGAAGTTCAGACTAATTTTATAATCACATTGATAACTCATATAAGTAAGCGCATAAAGCGTTTCTCCAAGCGATTCAAATTTGACTAGAACAATATCCCCACCAATTGAAAAAACTAGCTTCTGGATGTCTTCCAGTGAGGTTATTCTGTGAGATACATAGACTGATGCGGTCTTAACTTCTCCGTTGATTCTGATATAAGCGTTATTCATTGTTTTAATTGTTTATTTTTGAAAGCCCAAATTAAATACATATTATTTTAATTGCAAAATAAAACTGCAAAAAGAGTAAACTATTTTTCAAAGTATGCCTCAATTCACAAGTACTCACCAGTTTATGATGGCGCAATTAGCCAACCTTAAAGACCTTACTAATGTTAATAAGGTGCTGCGAAAGGCTGCGATTGAATCAGCGGATGCGGTGCAGTCCAGAATCCAGCAGAAAGGATTAAAGTCCGATGGCAGTAAATTACCTCCTTATGATACTGGAAAGACTATCGGTGCAGGCAGTCCGATTTCAAAGAGATTTGGACAAATAGCGTCCAAAAAACGAATTGGCGCAAGAATGAAATCCAATGGAGATACCTCTGAATTTTACGGATATGCTGACTTTAGGCGAGCATTAGGCCGACAGACTAACTATATGGACTTTACTTTGTCTGGTGATATGTGGAAATCTTGGAAGGTAATCCCAATTGATGATACTTCTCTGGGTGTAGCGTTCACGGCATCCGAGCAGGGTGATATTGCAGGATATTTGGAATCCAGATTTGGTGATTGCTTTATTCTTTCAGAACAAGAGTTCAAACAAGTAATGCAAACAATTAATATTGAAATATTAAAGATACTTAACAAATGAAAACTACTGTTAAATCGGCATTACAAGCGTTCTGCCAGTCTGCTTCTGAAAACTATGGCTTAGAGTTGTTAAATTATGGCGAAGCCGTAGAATCGCTAACTGCGAATCAAGCAGGCAACTACGTTACACTTGATGGCAGCAACTTCTGCGCAGTTGATGATAATTTTAGACTAGTGTTTTTTGTTGTTCGAGAATCGAGCAAGCCAACTGATCAGAAAGGAGGTGGAATGAATCGAATTTTGAGCCGTGAGGTATCTTTTACCCTAGCTGCCAATTCCATTAATCCAGAGGATGAATACATCATATCGAGCCTACTGAACCGAACTACTGGAATAAGTTATGATGGAAGTTCTCACGATTCCAAGACCATCGCCAGAAATTACTTCGGGCTTGAAGAAAGGCAGTTTGAAACCTCATTTTTTACCTGCTCATTCACGGCTCTGGAAACTATTACTTGTTTGCCTTGCTAACTAATTTGAAAATGCAAATTTCCAACTACATTTGCAGTAATACTTTTTTTTAATAGCAAAAAATATGAATGACGGATTAAATTACATTCGAGAAGCAATTGCCAGTAAGGGTAAAAATGCGCAGGTCGAGGTGGTACGCTGGGAGAAGGATGCAAAAAGTGGTTATTATAACCAGCCATTTAATGTCTTGATGCCAGCACAACACGCATTAAATGAACTTTTAGTGCCTTACAATAAGCGTTCACGAAACTGGAAAATGATTCGGCCTCTAGGTGTAGCCGTAGATGGTACAGTTCTACAAAAAACAGATACCAATTCGCTTTCAGATCCGCAATTAATTGAACGATTAAGGGCCGACATCGAGAAGTCAGTACGAGAGCAAATTCAAGCTGAATTATCAGCTAAAGCAGTTGCAGAGGCAACCGAAAAGCCAAAGAAATCAAAGAAGACTGAAGAAATCGAAATGCCAGATTCACTATTAGACCAAGTACAATAATGAACCTTAAAGAGTTTTTATTAACGCAAGCAAAAAAGGCTGGAATTGCAGAAGATCCAGAATTTAACCTACTCATTTCGGCATCGGTATTGAATGAACTAGAAGTACCCGAAGCGGTAGTTTCCAAGTTCAATTCTAATCTATTTGACTCTGAACTGGCCAAGACTAATCTTGACCTTAAAAACCACTTTATCCGTAACTATATGATGGGCTACGATGAAGAGATAATTAAGATGGCAAAAGATTACGGCTTACCTCTGGAGGTTGTTGATGAATTGAAATCGACAAAGAACTCTGGAGATAAAGTAAAACTGGCCTTCAAACATCTTAAAGATCTTGAAGAACAAGCCAAAAAATCATCATCTAAGGGCCAGTCTGAAGAATATCTGAAAAAGATTTCAGAGGCCCAGACCAAACTTGATGAAACAATAGCCAGAACGGAGGCTGAAAAGAAATCCATCGAGCATAAATTTGTTAGTAAGATGCAAGGACTTTGGGAACAAGCCCAATTATCTGGAATCCAATGGAATGATGCCATTCCAGAGGCTGCCAGAGTTCCAGCCTATAAGTCTGTTCTGGATGCCAAACTGCAATCGCTTGGCGGTAAAGTTGTTTTTGATGCCGAAAATAATTCGGCTCGGCTGGTCAATATGCAAGATGAAACGCTGCCGTTAGTGGTTTCTGGTAAAGAATTTGGATATAAAGACCTTTCTGCATTAGTTTTGCAGGAGAATAAATTATTGAAAGAGGCGGGTAATGGTGGCTCCAACCCAATTTTTTCTGGTACGCCCTCGTTTAACGGTAGCCCACAAACTACCAGCACTCCCTTACCCAGTTATATAACTGGTGCATTGGCTGACATCGGGAAGACCGCTGCCAAGTCGATTACAAACTTCTCTCAATAATGGCTTTAAACATTTGCCCAGCGATTCTTACATCGCTATCTGATAACTTAATCAACAACCCTGCGAACATCAATGTTTTCGGTGGTACACTTGCTGCTCTTCACGATCCATCTAATATGGTACCGGGCCAAATCATCCGTCAAGCGAATGATGATGGAACTGGTCATAAAAAAGAGGTTCGAGTTGTTTACAAGAATCGTTTGACTTCTACTGATGTTCAAGATTCATTTGATTGCTCAGTAGGCCCAGAGATGCCTTACGTTGAAGATTCTTTCGAGGTAACAAAATATAAGGGCATCAACTTCTCAATGACTGAGGCTGCGTTACGTTCTTATTGCGCTGCTTATTCTGAATTGGTAGTTTTGACTGGTTCAAATGATCCCGGTCAAATCGTTGCTCGTGCCAATGGATTAGGTGCTGCTCAAGGTGCATTGTCGGTAGTTCGTGAACTATTTGGCGATTTCTCTTTGGCTTCTAACGCTTTGATTCAAGCTGTAAATAGTCAATTGATTTCTTCAATTTCTGGAGGTCGAGGAACTATCGTAGGAGGAACTACTGCTGAGGTTGTTTACCAAGTGCAAAATGCTGATGGAGGCATCAACGCAAATGGCTTGTTCGATATGAAGCAGGACTATATGAAGACTGGCCTAAATGGTGCACCAATCATCGTTGGAGGTGCTGGCCCATTGCAATCAATCTGGATGAATGATTCTAGATACTTCGGTCAAGCTGCTAATGGTATCAACTTCTCAACTGTTCGTGATAACACTGGCATTGCTCAGTTCTATTATGACCAAAATGTAGTTACTCCATTGGGTGCTGAATCTAACGGTCTTGTAATCGCTCCGGGTTCTGCCATCTATACTCCATTCTTGCAGTATGTTGGAAACTTTGGCCGAATCGGTGTTACTGATCGTTTCACAATGCCTTTACCATCATTGCCACAAGTTAAGTGCGATGTTCGTATCGCACCAGTTGAGTGCGGTGAGGGTGGAGATGCTTATTCTGTATGGATGGAGATGTACTTCGATGTTTATACTGCTCCTACTGCAATGTTTGCAGCACCAGACAAATTAGCTGGTGTCAATGGTATCTACTTGGCTAAGTTTACGCAAGCCTAGTTTTAAACTATTGTTAAAAAAAGAGGGAGGCCAAAAGCCTCCCTTTTTTTATAAATCAAACAATAAAACATAACAATTTATAACCCATATTTTAAAAACTGATTACAAGACCAGTTTTTGATTCTTTTCTGGCTGGAAATATCTGTACCAGTTCTCCAGTTTCTTCGTTCAATACAACAGTCGGAAATTTAAGCGACTTTAAAAATGTCTGGCGATCCTTCTCTTGTTCAATAATATCTGCTTTTTCTTCTTGGATTTCTTTGATAGTCGGGTCATTGGTTTTGTCATAAAACCACTTAGTACCCATCTCACGAATCGATACCGAAGCGTTATACTTGGCAAACGATTTTCCTTCTCTCTGGGCCTCGTTTAGGGCTGATTCTTCAACTCCTTGCAGGATTAGGTCAATTGACTTCTGAAATGCCTTACACTTGATGAATAATTCAAGTGCTGAGTATTCGCCATCTTCAATCTGTGCAATTGTCTGGAGTGCGAAGGATTCAATCTCAGCCCCATTGTTAGGGCCAAGATTAATTACTGATGCGCTGGTCATTGAGTAGGTAGGCTTTGTTTAAGTTCTTTAATTTGGCCAGCATTCAACTGAAATGCTTTTTGCGCTGATTCAATCACGGTTGCATCTCCAGTCTTAACTCGTTCCAGCAATTTCTCGTATTGATTTGCCGATATTAAAGGCAATGGCTTGAATTGAGAGTCTGGATCTGCTTCTGTTTCATCGATTAGAAATAAGCCATTCAAGGCATATTTCCGAGCATATGAAGATGCCGTTCCAGTTGCCTGCTCTGCACTCATTCCTTTATGTTCGGCTAGTTCTGCATAACCAGAAACGCAGATTTCTTTTTCTGCGATGGTCAAGCAGGCGGTAGATTTCATAAACCATTTACCAGCGATTACTACAACACGATCGGTCAAGATAAGCATTGCGGAATACTTCAGAAGTATAGGCTTGGCTGCTTCGATTATGTCTTCGCAGCTTCGATATTTATACTTTCCGAATGAATTGAAGTTTCCTTTTGGAACTTTCAACTCGGCTTGGATTTTGATTAGTGATTCCATACTAAAAAGGAAGATCTGAATCGTTAGATTGAACTGGAACGCTTACTTTCTTGGCTGCTGGCTGAGTAGCTACTGGTGCGCCTTCTGATGACCAGACAGTCTTACCATTGCCCAGATAAACCTTTGCGGTCTTAGCATCACGTTCTTCCTTGGTCTGGTTGGTTACTACTGAAGCGTTATTGCCATACTGATCTGCTTCATCATTAATATTGATGCTGATGTTATAATACTTTGCACCGTTCTTTCCAGCTACTATTCTGGAGGTGTCGATTTTTGCAAGATCTATACTTGCTGAAATAATCATTGCCATTTTTATTGATTGTTAAAAGTTAAAAATTAATTGTCAAATTCTGCATTTTCTTCAATGTCTTCCATCCAGCCTTTAATATACTCTGTTGGAATGCTTGCTATATCAACCTCATTACCATCTTCATCGGTTGCGCTTAGAAATTTGATATTTGCTACGTTCCAGATTGCCTTGCCTTGATCATTACAAATCTGGCCCCAGTATTCATACTCACCAATTCCATCAAACCCTTCGAACTCCCATAGGACTTCGTATTCTATTCCGTAGCCTTCCAGCGATTCGTAATATCCTTCTATTGTTTCTGTTTCTCGGTTTCTTTTCATCTTATTAAGAAAACATTGGAGCCATTGAATAAGAACCTAAAAGCATAACATACTCAGAGCCATCAAATGACTTTTTTACTTTTTTTCTAACGATTTCGCCATTGATTTGAGCGGTTATAAAATCGCCTTTACGGTCTAAAACTTTTGCAGTCCACTTACAATTTGAATCACAAATTGAAACTGCTGAAATGGTGGTGTTTTTTTGAATTGTCATTGTCTTGTTGTTTTTTGTTGTTGTTTGATGATGCAAATGTAGTCTAATTTATTTTAACTGCAAAATATATTTTCAAGGTATCGCAATTATTTTTAAAAATATTTTTTATACCTTTAGAAATCAGTCAGTTATGATTGAAATTAAATTAGACCAAAATGCCTCAAATTGTTTCGGATGTCGGCAATGTAGATTTGATCACCAATTTTTACCTTCTGGATGGACTTCCAGCGAGCCTTCAATCTAGTAGGGCTAATCTTGTATTTCTTTATATAGTCATCAACCAGCAGATTTTCTTTTGGCGGCCTATGCGCTTTGATTGCTGAGTGAACACGAGCTAGTGCTATGTTGTAATCATTCTCTGCAATCTGTGGCTTCTTACGACCATCTACATACCCAGTCTGATATTCCGTTATTCTTCTGCATAGTGTATATTGCTTAATGCCGTATTTTGCACAAAAATCGGTCATCGGTAAGTAGTTCATTTCTTAGATTTAAAATGCAAATTTGTGCCTTATTATTGATAATTGCAAAAATTGGTAGGATTCAAATTTATATTCGAAGGTGCAGAACGGCCAGAACTCGGTCAATTTCCACTATATAAAGGCACTGAAGACAATCTTCAGAAGCAGGTAGCCACTTACTTAGACTTTAGCGAGGCTGTCTGGTTCCACTCGCCTAACGGTGGCAAAAGAAATCTGCTGGAGGCGATAAAATTCAAAAAAATGGGTGTCAAGTCTGGAGTTCCAGATTGCTTAATCCTAAACCAGAGGCAAGGCTTCAAAGGTCTAGCTATCGAGTTAAAGGTAGGCAAGAACCAGCCTACTCAAAACCAGATGGACTGGCTGGAAGACTTGGCTCGGCTAGGTTACCTCTGCTGGGTATCTTGGTCACTTGATGAAGTTGTGGCCCTTATAGACTGGTATTTTGACAAACGTAAACCGTTGAAATTGACAGAGAAAAAATAATTTGCACAAATCGGTTTCAGTTTATTTAATTTGCAAAAAAATTAATATTATGATTAACGAGCAAAAGCAGGATGGCTACCAGATAGCTGGCGACTTCTGGAAGGTAATTAAGACAAATCCAGAAACTAACTTTATCCAACTGGAAACAACTAGTAAACCATCGGTCTGGATCCCAGAGAACTGGACTAGAGAACTTAATAAGACATCAGCCCTGCGCAATAAGTTGGATGCGATGCGTAAGTCCAGAGATTACTACCGAGCCGAAAGAGATGAGTTAAATACTCGGATTTCGGTTGAGGTTGGAAAAGCCATCGAAAAGGGCCGAAGCTATGCCGATGGTCTGGAATTGATGGCTGTGGATGATCATTTGAAAATGGAAGAAATGGAAAGAGATATTTCAGTCTGGAAGACCGTAGCTGGTGCGCTTGCTTTTATTTCTTTTGGATTTTTTGGAGTATTAATTTTTCTATTACAAAAATAGATTTATATTTGCAGCCGTTACCGAACAATGTGATTGAACCCACACGGTAGTTATTCCAGCAAAAAAAGACATTTAAAGACCTTATTCGATGAGTAATTGGCAGCTGCTGGGCTGGGTTCACCAATGAAAGTCGGATAAGGTTTTTTTATTACCCAGATATGAGAGATTCAATGATAATTTATAGGTCTTTTTTTGATGCGATAAAAGACCTAGATAAACCTACTCAAGCAGAGGTTTGGAATGCCGTTTTTGAATACGGTATGAATTTTAAAGAAACTGATTTACAAGGTGTTTCCAGAGCAATTTTCACTTTAATTAAACCGAACATTGATGCCAATATTCGAAAATATGAGAATGGAAATAAACCTAAGACCAAGCAATCAACTAACAAACCAGAAGCAAACGATAAGCAAGAAATAAGCAAACCAGAAGCAAACGGTAAGGCAATGTATAATGTAGATGTAGAAGAAGAATGTATAAGGGTAGATGCATTATGTATAATGGAAAATGAAAATAAAAATGTTAATCCTAAGGTTGATATAGAACAACGCAAACTATCGTTTGCTGACACTATCAAAAATTATTTGTCAGAATATGATAAAAATTTATTGTTAGACTTCTACCATTACTGGAGTGAAGAAAACCAAACTGGTAAAAAAATGAGGTATGAACTTGAAAAGACTTGGAATCTCCAAGGAAGGCTCAGAACGTGGAAGAAAAACGAAAGACCTAAAGGCAGCTTTCAATCAAATGGTTTTAATCATCCAAAAATTGATAAAATGGATTCAATAAAAAATGAATACGAAATCGCAATGAACTTAATTCACTCTCAAAAAAATGAACCAACTAATAGTAATTAATTCAAGTCTGGAAAGAAATCCAGCCTTAGAGAAACCCGGTCGATTAAATTTTGATTTATCGCAGAACCGAAATTCCGTAGAAGCCAAACTCGCAGAATCAATTTTCAAAGCTGCGATTATTATGGGCCTATCCGTTTCTGGACAAGGCATCACAATCACGGCCAAGGAAGTCATCACAAAAATACTTTCAGTCTATCCAGCAGCCTTTGTTGATGATATTTGCCTAGCGATTAATATGGCAGCCTTCGGAGAAATCAAACTAGAAAACCAGCTAACAGTCCTATCCGCAGCCAATATATTCGGCTGGTACAAAGAATTTCGTTTAAATCACTCAGAAAAATCTACAATGCCCTACCTACCAACAAATCAAATTCCAGTAATGGCAGATGCCGACAAGCATCTTATAATGATTGATGCCTTTACGGACTTCATAAACGACCCACAGAAGCACGATACTGCCATAGATGTATATTATACCAAACTGGAAAAAATAAACGCTTACAACGCATCTAATGAAGAAAAGCTACAAATGCTTTTTAAGTACCTTAAAAAATTTATTGAGGGTATGCCGATGGAAATCCTGCGAGATCAAGTCAAGCGAAAGCAAGCCTACCAGTTCAAGGATTATCTGGATGCCTTGCCAGACTATAACCAGATGAATACTTCAATGTGGCGAGAAAATCCGATTTTCAAGAAAGCCGTAGAAGCCAGCAAAAAGGAACTGCTGCTGAATTTCCTTCAAAAGGCCGACAAAAAGCAATTAATTCAAATTTATACGAAAAGTTTAACCGAGAAAAAATGACAAAGCCAGAAATGACAATTCACGAACTGATTGAATACTATCATAGAAAGGTGAACCAAGCCGAGTATAAGGTTTTAAAAGCCAAATACTATTCAACCAAAGTAAGTAGGTCTGCTGATCTAATAGTTGCTCAATCAACTTTGTTTTACCTTACAAATCGCATTGCATAATATGGATCAACTTAAATTACAATTCAAAACAGAATTTAATGAATGGCTGGAAATGCCAGAATTTAACCAAGAAGATTTGACTTCAAATAGAAAAATAGTTGTTCATTTTAGGAATGAAAATGATGTAAAGAAATTTGCCGAGTTAATAAATCAAAAAATAACTCCCAAACAGCCTAGTCTTTGGTTCCCATTTATGGAAAAAAGAATCGCATCTGATAAACAATATATCGATCAAGATGAATCCTAAATATCCAATTTACATTCCATCAAAAGGCAGGTATAATTCAAGGCATACCGTAAAAGCAATGGATTTAATGAAAGTGCCTTATAAAGTAGTTGTAGAGCCATCAGAATTTGAAAACTATAAAAAATATATAGATCCTTTAAAAATTTTGGTTTTACCAGCTGATAATATGCTTTTAATAGGTTCGAGAAACTGGATTAAAGAGCATTCAATGAATTTAGGACATTTGAAGCACTGGCAATTAGATGATAATATCGCTGCTTTTAATCGTTTAAATAATAACCTTCAAGTCAAAGTAACAAGTGGAACTATTTTTAAGTGTGCAGAAGATTTTTGTGATAGGTACGAAAATATTGCATTCGCTGGCTTTCAATATGATTTTTTTGCAAAAGCAAAAACCATAATGAGGCCATATAATTTAAATACCAGAATTTACTCTTGCACGTTGGTTGATAATTCATTTGATTACAAATGGAGATCTATATATAATGATGATACTGATGTGTGCCTGCAATCCTTAAAAGATGGCAAATGCACGGTTTTATTCAATGCTTTCCTGCAAGAAAAAGCGACTACAATGACCATTTCTGGAGGTAATACTGAGCAATTATATTTGGTTGATGATGGCAGATTAAAAATGGCCGAAGCATTAACTGAATTGCATCCAGATGTATGCAAAGTTTCGTGGAAATTTAACAGATGGCAGCATCACGTTAATTATAAAAGATTTAAAGTCAATAAATTAATAAGGAAACCAGATTTTGATTTTAAGCCAGTAGTGAATAATTATGGAATGATTTTAATTAATAAAAAATGAGGTACACAGTAGAAGAAAAACGAGAACATTCGATTACGGTTAATGTAACCAGACAAGAAATGGATGACTTTCTGCTGGCGGTTGGTAGTAATAAGCGCAGTTCAATACTTCGCAAGATGGTTCTGGATTACATTCAGAACGACAAGAAAAACAAGTATTTAAACTATTGTGAAAAAAATAAATAAAATGCCATATACACTTAACATCGAAGCAGGAACTAAATTACAATTGAAAAATCTAAAAAAGTTAAAAATTCCTTACAGAAAAATAACTTTTGGAGAAGGTTATCATTCAATGATAGAATTTAAAACTTTACGAGAGGCTCGTTTATTTTTAAAAAACCAATCAATTAAATATAATTTACCAGATAGTCCAAATAATGTTTATAAAGACACTGGATATATTGATAATTTATATTATTGGATTTATAACAATAATATATTTAGTAAAAGGAAGTTTTTTAAAGATTTAATAGAGTTAGCAACTTTAAAAAAACAATCAGAAGAATGCCGAAAATAATTTACGATCAATTCGAAAAAAAAGACTGCGTAATCAGCTTTGCGCTAACCAGAAAAGAATGCGCCAAGTTTGATGAACTTAGACCAAAGAATGAGAAACAAAGCCAGTCAATGCGATCAATACTAGCCGAGTGGATAAACCGCAGAGAAGAACAGCAAGCGTTGCTCAAAGATCTTTCAATCGCATCAATTTAAGCCCTTAATTGGGCTTTTTTTTTGTGGTTACGATTTTTGGCTACATTTGTGAAAACCCTTACTAAAATGCCTCTAAAAAAAGGAACTAGCAAAGCCACGATAGCAAAGAATATCTCGGCTGAAATAAAAAAAGGATACCCACAGAAGCAAGCCGTTGCGATGGCTCTGGCATCTGCTGGCAAGACAAAGAAAATGACCAAAAAGAAAAAAATGTAAGCGAGTAGCAATTATGATACAATTAACCAAGATTTCAACTGTTAAATCGAATCCATCAAATCCTAGAATAATTAAGGATGATAAGTTCAAAAAGTTAGTTCAAAGCCTTAAAGACTTTCCAGAAATGGCGCAGGTCAGACCAATAGTCTGCAATGAAGATATGGTAGTTTTGGGTGGTAATATGAGGCTGAAGGCGATGAAAGAAGCAGGATGGAAAGATGTATCAGTTGAAATCGTTAATTGGTCAGAAGAGCAGCAAAAGGAATTTATCGTTAAAGACAACGTAGGATTTGGAGAATGGGATTGGGAGATGCTCGCTAACGAATGGGATGCAGAAGATCTTGACAAATGGGGTTTAGATGTTCCAAATTATGAAGCTGCCGTTTTAGAAGCAGAAGAAGATGATTTTGAAGTTCCAGAAAATGGAATTGAAACCGATATTGTATTAGGTGATTTGTTTGAGATTGGTGAGCATAGATTGCTTTGTGGGGATAGTACGGATAGCGACCAAGTGGCAAAGCTAATGAACGGACAAAAAGCGGATATGGTATTTACAGACCCGCCTTACGGATATTGTTATGAAAGTAATTACCAAAGTAAACATAAAGAGCTTCTTAATGATGATAAAATATTAGATTTTATGTCTAATGTTTTTTTATATACAAAAGAAAATATTGGTCTTTTTATTTTTTGTGGTTGGCAAACAATAACTGAATGGATAGAAGAAGTTAAAAAAAATGCCTTTGAACTTAAAAATATAATTATTTGGAAGAAAAATAATTGGTCAATGGGAGACCTTAAAGGTGCTTATGCAGGTCAATATGAAATTATACTATTTGCACATAAGGGCAGAATAGAATTAAAAAATGGTAGAGGTCAAGATATTTGGGAATTTGATAGAGTGCCACCCAAAGAACACCCCACAATGAAGCCGATAGATTTAATACAAAAGGCAGTTTTAGATACAACTAATGAAACTAATTTAATTTTAGATTTATTTTTAGGTTCTGGAAGTACAATGGTAGCTTCCCACCAACTTAAACGCAAATGCTATGGTATGGAACTGGACACTAAGTATTGCCAAGTAATTGTCAATCGAATGCTTAAACTTAACCCATCGCTTGTAATAAAGCGAAATGGAGAACCTTATCAGATTTCAACGAATTAATAACGAAATGGCAGGATATAAAGATATACAGCCCAGATGGAAGAAAGGAGAATCTGGAAATCCTAAAGGAAGGCCCAAATTACCCAACCTAAAGGATGTTATTTCTGCCGTTTTAGGTGATGAAAAGGATGGCAAATCAGCAGCCGAAGCAATACTTATGGCACTACGGAACAAGGCCATAAAAGGCGATGTAAGGGCTGCTGAGTTGCTTCTGGATCGTGCCTATGGTAAGGCTAAGCAAGATGTAGATGTTGAAATGAGAATGCAGGAAGTCTTAATGCCAAAGCCTCCCAGTGAGGCAATAAATGAAAGTTGATTTAAGTAATCCTAACCTTTGGCAGTCTAAGTATTTGCCTGCCGTTTATAGTCCTAAAATCTACAATATACTATGGGGCGGGGGAGGCAGCGGGAAGAGCCAGACAATGATTCAGCTATTTCTGGCTGAAATCTGCAATCATAAAGCCAACCAGAACCAGACCTACTTTGTGATTCGTAAGGTAGCTGCAACACTTAGAAACTCCGTATTCGCTGACTTTAAAAATAAGGTTTCTGACTGGGGTATTGATGGAATGCTGCGAGTCCGACCCGGCTATCTGGAAATCGTATCGGGAACAAACAAGATTGTTTTTCTCGGCTGCGATGACCCAGAGAAACTAAAATCGCTAAGTCAAGCCAAGTACATCTGGATTGAAGAGGCCACCGAGTTGAGCCTTGATGACTTCACCCAGATAACACTGCGACTGCGGGGTAAGTCCACCAGTCCAAAGCGGTTCTTCTTGACTTTTAACCCAGTTAGCGATTCACACTGGATTAAAAAACGATTCTTTGATGATGTACCAGAGGCCGAGAAGAGTTCTGTGCTGACCCTGCACGGTACTTATCTGGATGCCCTGCCTTTTCTGGATGAACAGTACCCAGTACGAATGGAAGCCTTAAAGCAAGTGAACCAGACTTATTACGAGGTCTATGCCCTCGGCCATTGGGGAGTCTGGGATCGGGAATCGCTATTCTTGACTTCATTTGATTACAACCTGCACACAGTTAATGGAACGATTAAAGCCTTGCCATCGCTGCCGTTATACCTAGCGTTTGACTTCAACGTAACTAACACCTGCATCGTTTGCCAGTACCAGAAGAACAGTGAGGATGCTCTGCACTACGCTACCATAAACGTAATTAAAGTATATCGCATTGGTGACCTAGCAGCACTCTGCCAGACCTTACGAGCCGAGTATCCGAATATGACCTATGTCATCAATGGCGATGCCTCTGGTGGCAATCGCAACGCATTCACGCAGGACAACCTCACGGCCTACCAGTTAATCGTAAACTACCTCGGCATAAATCCGATGCAGATTCAAGTACCAAGGGCTAATCCGAGCCATATTGCAAGCCGACTGGTCAGCATTCTGGTATTCCAAAAGGCCAAGATTCAAATCAGCCAAATAAGTTGCGAGATGCTTATTACAGACCTTAAAGAAGCTAAGGTTGATCGCAAAGGAAGCATCGACCCTTGGAAGAATAAAAATCCAGATAAATCGCACGCATTAGATGCGTTTAGATACTTTATTTTTTCTAATTTTGCAGAAATAAGTGGAAACTTTAATCTAGAAAAATTCAATGGAAATATGCTGCGAGAGTAATTATTCAGTCTGCGAACCTCTGGCAGCTTGTGCCGAGTTCTTCTATGTTAAAGTGCCAATCGGCTGGGCAGATCCTACCATCAAGGTACGCATTCGCAAGGCCAACAGAGTGCGAGTAGTTAGCGCATTGACAATCGTAGACGGCTGGATTGCCATACCATTGACCAACTATCCACCCAGTTTTTTCAACGCTTACGCTGGCACTTTCCAGCTTCAGTTCTTCAATGCAGACCAGCCAGAATATGCGGTTGAGTTTACCGCTATGGATGGCCAGACTTATACTTCGATTTTATTTTCATTCGCTGCAACAATCACAGAAGAAACGGCTACCTTTCTGAACGTATTTAATTCAACTATTCCAACTCTTTAATATGAGAAATTATGATGCAAATTGTGGAGGCAAGCGCAGAGGTTGCTGCATTATTACTGATGATGCTGGTAGCGATTTCAACGGCTTCACTTTCCTTGTTCATCGACTATCTGATGGAACACCATCCGCTTGGGCATTTATACCTTCAGCAAATCCAAAGGCTTCCAGAAAATATCGCAAAGCCACTAGGTGAATGCGTATACTGCTCTGGTGCTTGGCAATATCTTTTTTTGTCTTACTTCGCTTTTAATCAAGAAATCTTAATATGTTTAATTGGCCTTGGAATAAATCACGTAGCACTAACGCTATTAGTGAGCCTACGCAATCACTTCCAGAACTGGGAGTAGATATCGACATTGATACGCTAGACCCTAGCAAGATCCGCTATAACGGTAATGCGCCAAAGGATAGGTATGACCAGATAGAATATGCTTTCACTTCTGGAGGTGTCAATTACTTCAAGTTCTCGGCCGAGGTCAATATACCATTCCAGAGGGCTATGGCTGCGAGAGATATACTAACCGAAGAACTCTGGCAGATAAGTCCTAACACGCTGCGAGGCTGGAATGAATCGCTAATTGGTGTAATTGTTAGCGATAAGATCAAACCAGAAAAGAAACTGTATGAGATTGGCATTCTGGCTCATCGGCTGAAGGAGCAGATGGAACTATCTTACTCGCTGGTTCGCCAATTAAAGTTGGCATCGGTCTTATACTTTGATGAGCAGGAGAACCCTTTGGACTACCAGCACCCATATAACCAAGCCAAGATTAAGACTTGGTTGCAGAACAATGATATAGATGGTTTTTTTTTGAATCTGCCGGACTACGGATTTATGCCCTCAACCACCGAATTGAACAAGAATTTTCAGACCTTTTTGGCGGCCGAAAGCAAAAATCAAATCAACCTACTGAATCATATTATTTCCAATTTGCCCTCCAGCGATTTAAACGAAGATTTGAAGAAATCTATGTTGTCGCAGATAGCCGAGTTGAACGAGTTAAATACCTTTTAGAA